CAAAGATAATTTCATATTGCTCGTCTGATGATTCTTCAACAAAGTAAATTGGAGAAGTTGAATATACTTGATCAATATTTGATGCACGAGTAAATTCTGTTGTTTCAGTATCAACCGCAGATGCTTGAACCTTTACTTTAATGCTGGTAATATCAACATTTTCGTTAGGGATAATATATCGCTGTGGATTGTTTGAGTCAACAACAAATCGATGCGTTAATGGCAACCCCTCACGAATAGTAATGTTTTTAGTCCATACATTATTAGATTTGATTACTGTATATTCTTGCGGTGTGACATAAGTATATTGAACATCGTCAATCGTTGTAGTGAACTTTGCGTTTCTAGGAATCGTTGCTTGTGTATAATTATTTGCAATTCCAGTGAATGTAACATTAACATTTGCAGAAGCACCAATCGCTGAAACTGGAGTATAACCCAAAGACTTCGCAACAGAAACAACTGAGTCTCTTTGCTGAGCAGTATCCAAGAACATTTCGTTTGCAAGCATATTCACATAGTATGCATTATAATGGGTATTATAAGCAAGCAAATCCAGAAGGACTGACATAGCAGAACCTTCAAAGTCATAATCTTTGAATTGCGTTTGTGTGCTTAGATACGATTTAAGATTGTTCCGTATCTGCCCAAAATCAAGTTCTGTGACTTGTAAATAAGTATTTGCTGTTGCCATCTATCGGACTCTTTCTAGTAATACATCTAGGATAATTGGATCTGGATCATTAATGACCATAAATGCAACAGAAATTGTTAGTGCGTTTAGATCTGGTCTATCCTCAACCAATACTTCTAGCACATCTGCTCTTGGTTCATAGTTACGAATAACCTCACGAATAGCATTCTGCATCTGTTGTCTCATTGCAGGTTGACCATAATTCTCAAACAACATATAACGAATGCTACAACCAATGTTTGACTTAAATGGTCTTTCATAGTAGTCAGTCAGGATGAGCGATTTCACGGATTGCCTCACAGCATCCCGATTCACCTTTCTATTCAGAGACTTGTTGACTGGATGCGCAACAAACGCCAAATCAAAGTCGCTGAAGATTTCCTGTTTCTTATGTGCCATCTACCTGCCTACAATATTTTTCTAGACTATTTAGTCTGAGTTTTTGACCGATTGGATTTCTGCCCTACGATCTTTGCAAAGTTTTGATATCTCTGCGAGTGCCTTTCGAGCACGAGTTCCTGCTGCTTTGTTGCCCCCTTCGAACTTCTCGCTTTCAGCGATATAGATCTCCATCAGACTTACTAAAGAATCATGTAAATTCATAATTTTTTCCTTGACTTATTTTCATTTCACGATATAATAGGGATGTCCCTTTTAAGAATAACTATTTATCCATTAGCAAAGACATTAGATGATCCTGATGCTGCTGAGTTTGGAACCCAAGAAGCATGACCCCCTGTTGCATCGCCCTTACGGTGCACTGCTATACCATTCACAAACACATTAGGAGATCCTGCTGTCGCTGGGTCTCCACAACTTGTTGTATCCCCAATCCTTACTGTTTTAGCACCATTAGTGTAAACATTAGGAGAACCCACAGCATACGCTGTTTGGTGAAATGGGTTTGGTGTGGGACTTGCATGCCCCACATGTTTATCTAGTCCTACTCGAACAACTGCTGGCATTATGTTACACTGCCTCCCTCACCTGTTGCTGCAGTCGCAGTAGTTCCTGCTGCTGGTGCAGGTGTTGTTCCGTCTGCACAATTAACTGCTCGACGGATACTGCGCAGTCCCCAGATTTGTTGTCCAGAACTATTGAATCTTTCTAGTCTGAAGTTCTTAACATTCAAGTTGTTACTCTGGTTGCCACCAAGAACTTCGATTGTTGTTGCTGTCTTAACCCCTGTTGCGAAACCAACATGACCAAGACCAGAATTTGGTCCATCACGATAGAACACAACAATATCACCTTGTTGCAATTCATCAAGTGGAACTTCAATACCATAGTTCTTGTATGCCTGAGATGATGCAGTTTGAATATATGACATTCCTGCTCTCTTCAGGATTGCACCAACGAATACCGCACACCATGCAGTCTCATCAGCATACTGAGAACCAGTGTAACCAATTTCATCCCACAATGCAGTAATATTTGGATTACTTCCTGTTTCTGCCCATGCAGAAGTTCCAAGTGCGAGTGCTTCAGCACCAACATCATATGGATTTCTGGATGGAACCTCGCCACAGTTTGCTGGTGGTTGTGGTTCATATGCTGGATCAATCTGCTCTGAGTTAGCAGGTGTTCCAGGAGCAACTTGTTGTGGGGTTTGAATATTTCTTGGGTATGTGACAGGTGGATCTGTCAATACTGGATTCGGTGAACCAAACCCACCTCCAGGAGGATTGAGGTCGATTCTTGGTGCTTGTAATTTCATATTACCACCTGACACAATATTACATGTGCCACCGACAGTAACATCTAGATTACCAACAATAATTAGTTTACAGTTTCCACCAATTTTAACAGAATCATTCCCAGCGATAATCTCATAGTTATCGCCAACGACTCTTGTTACCTTTGAACCATCTGGACGAACTTCGTATTGAGAACCTGACTTATGTCTTTCTCTAATTCTTTCATGGTTTGGAGTATTGTCATATTCTTTTATATGCCCTGCTTCTGATTGATAAACGGTATTATAAGGATATTGAGCATTAAAGGAATCAGAAGGTTCACCAATGTCAGCATCAGGTGTAATGGTGATTGTGTTTTGACCACGAGCAAGTTTATTCTGATCAGACTCTCGTTGGTTTTGCGCATTCATGAAAGAGGTTGGCATCGAACCAACAATACATGGTTCTTGTGCTCGCTCTCCATCCATGAAGAAACCAAATACCCATGACCCTTCTAACAGGACTGGTGTGTGACCAAATCCCTGAGTTGAGGGTGATGTTGTGGGTGTCACCACAACTGCCCATGGCAGATCTTCGGTGAGTATATTTGTTTTTTCTTGGGAGTGCCAACCGAAACAGCGAACACGAACACGACCCATTTGAATTGGATCGTTCCTATCCTCTACAACGCCAACAAACCAAGTAAAACTATCTTTACCGAGAAACTTTCTCATTCTCACTCCATCTCAAAAACCTTAACAACCCTGCCTTTAGGGTCTGTTCAGTCTTTTCCTTTTCATCGACCCAATCAGTCAAATGATCAAAAGAGTCCGAACTTTTTCTTTCGCTTTGTTGGTTTCTCTTCTTCAACTGCTGGTTCTTCAACCTGCTCCTCCTCATATTGTGGTTCATTCACTTCTTGCAGAAACTCAACCTGATCTTCGTTGACGATTTCTTGCAATGCTTTCTTCTGTGCCTTATCTCTATGTGATCCTGGAAGTGGCATATCTTACTCCTTATAACTTTGGTGTTTCTATGTGCCTCAATGCATCTTTTGGCACGTTGTTCATGATCCAGTTAAAGACTTGTCGCAATACATTGCTGTCCTTTTCTGGTCTCTTCTTTGGTTTCTTCAGCGTTAAGTATGTGAAGTCTTTTACGACTAGATTTCCTGCACCACTGCCTTTGATTGCGTTACCATCAGCATCAGTGTAGGGAATTGTGTTTTCACGATTATTCAAAATAACATAAACCCCACCATTGATTTGCCTTGGAGTCTTACCCAATAAGAGTTTGCTCATAGTCTTACTTGCTCCGACATGCGTCTGGAGGAGGATATCGTCAGGAACAACTCGTTCCCTTTCTTGGTTTGCTTGAACTGCAACATAGTAGTTTGTCAGCACCCAAGTGATATGAAGATCGGTTGGTTTATATCCCAAATTCATCAGCATTGGCATAACCTCATCGATGTCTTCAATCTCTTTGAGAGTAACATCAAACATAAGGTTAGGTAAAGTTCCCTTTTTACCAGAACCCAATCCTGCATGCGTTTTGAATAGTGCGTCTAGAATCTTGTTTTTGATTTCGGATTTCTTAACCATCATGTGCAAATCAAACACATCCTGAGAATTCCGCAAATCCATATTTAACTCTTTAAGTTTAATAAATGCCTTTTTTAACTCATCAACATCAAACACTTTGAACTTATCAACTTCCATGAAGTTCTGCTGGGCAAAACCTTTACCAGATCCTGCACCGCCAGCAAGAAAGACAACCTGTCCATACTTCTTACCATTATTATACATTATCAACTTCTCGTCAAGCATTTTATAGTCGTTGAGTGTATTATATTCGTTATAACCTAAAAGCATTTATCTGTTTCCCGTGGATTTTGCGAGTTCCATGTGAGTGGAATAATACTCGCCAGTCTTACCTGCCATCTTATGACGCAGACGAGCGATAATATATTTCCCACTTAGATATTTATCTTCCTGTCCGTCTTGATCATCCAAGTTAGTTGCAACAGGAATCTTCACATAAATCACATCGCCAACTGTCACTGTGCTATCTCCAGGAACAGTGATCTCAAGTTTTGTATTGAAGTTGTGTTTAAAGAAAGCAGTCTTTAATGAAATAAATTGATTTAATCTCTTTGGCAAAACTCGTTCATTCCTGAAGAATGGATCGCTGTCGTGCCCAATACGAGAGGTTGTCATATTGATTACACTATCCTCACCTGATGTTCCCGCAATCGGTGTTGATTGTAAACTGTTAAACTTACTCACACTATTTTGGTAGTTGAATACTGATGTTGAAAATGTCTTTCTAAGCAAATCAATATTATGCGTCTTAGAAGAGAACAAACCAGATTGAACACTGTCGATAAAGTTTCCTTGCCTTGCTACATTATATTCACTAATCTTAAATGGGTCTCTGAACTCTGCATCAGCACTTTCATCAGGTGTATCTTTATAGTTGCTTGGTTCATAGGTATATGTTTGTTTTGGTTCTGCATCCATTAACA